TTTTTTCTGTATATAATATAAAAATGGAATCTCTTAGGTTTGATGTCGTCGAAGTGCTCATCAGAATTTTCAAATATATCCTTGAAGGTCTGGTTGTTTCCACAGCGGCCTTCATGATCCCTGGCAAGAAGAAGAATCTTGATGAAGTTGTTCTCATTGGTTTCATCGCAGCTGCGACCTTCAGTCTCCTTGACCTATTCGCACCATCCATTGGCATCAGCGCCAGACAAGGTGCTGGTATGGGTATTGGTGCCAACATGGTTGGTTTCCCCAATGCGCCAAAGATGCCTTAAATTTCTTTAAGTGTGTATATCAAATCAAATTAAATCAAATACTTCTAATATACTTCCATTCTAAGTCATCGCATATTTTTTTCCAAATCTGCTCCTGCTGGTGTAGTTTATCTCTGCTCTTTAATAGTGGAAAGTATTTAAGGTATTCATCTTGATTAAGTAACTGAATGAACTTGTGTATGACATAGGAATAAGATAAGAAGTTCTTCCTATTTAAAGGACTATATTTTAAAAAGGGCACCTGAATCTCTTTAAACATTTGCTTAAGCTTATCCTCTAACTCGGGCGATAGATGTGGATTCGGATCTCCTGTAATTCTGTTTAATATATAGGGAACATGTTCATAATACTTATTTATCTTAAGCTTCTTCAATATCTCTTTTATCTTCTGACGAGTGATATTCCTGGTATCTTCTATTCTCTGCTTCTTAAGTTCTTTCAAGATGCTTTCGAATACTTCATCGGGAATATCGGTGGTCTCTTTACCTTGAATCTGATTTAGCCATTCTGTATAGTGATTGATTCGTTTATACGAGAAATAACTTATTTCTTTAGGGGGATCTTTATAGGAAGGTTTCTCGTTGTCTGTGATGACTTTCTCTACAGTGTTGCACTTCTCGCAACAGAATATGCTGTCATTGACGTAATAGTATAGGGTCTCTTCACCGCAAAACTTGCATATATTAGGGTTGATGGTGTTGGCGCTATTATCTATGTAATTATTATCTGTATAAGACAGATATTTATCCAACAAGTGTGCTCTATTATTTTCGTAGATGCTGATGTCCGCCGTGGATTTATTAGCGTTAAAGAAATCTATGACGGATTTTTTCTTACCTTGAGTGTTGTTAATAGGCTTTATAGTCGTAGCGTTATTTATGGAAGTCTTACTATTAGTATCTAATAATGAATAATATTCAAATAATACGTCACCGGTGTTTATGAAATAATTGACTTCATCCATATTAGTGCTGATGGTATTTATCTGTTGTTCTAAGGCGTTTATTTTATCCTTGAGAAGGATGATATTATGTAGGTCTTCATCTGTAAGTTCTTTCTTTTCCTTAGAGATTATTACGGAGTAAGATTCATTCAAATCCTGAAGTTCGGATTGATATTGGGCGAGATTAGATTTATTTTCCTGGAATTCATCCATCTGGGTTTTGTGTCGTAAATCTAATGTTTTAGAGGTAACTTTATAATTACATTGTCTTTTTTGTTTATCCTTAGTCATCCACTATTTAATATCCCTGCGTAAAATAAATTTTAAATGAAATTTTTTTCTTGCTATATATTAAAAACAAAATGGGTGGAGGACTTATGCAACTCGTTGCCTATGGCGCTCAAGACATCTACCTTTCCGGAAATCCCCAAATCACTTTCTTCAAGGTGGTATACCGCAGACACACCAACTTCTCTATGGAAGCCATCGATCAAACCTTCAACGGTAACGCTGATTTTGGCAAGAAGGTGACCTGCACCATCTCCAGAAACGGTGATCTCATCCACCGTGTTTATGTTCAAGTCTCTCTCCCTTCTCTATCAACTGACAAATGGGTTGAATGGGTTGGCCACAAGCTCATCAAGTCTGTCGAGATCGAAATCGGTGGCCAACGCATTGACAAGCACTACGGTGATTGGCTCCACATCTGGAATGAACTCTCTCAAACCGAAGGTCACTGGGCGGGTTACAAGATCATGGTTTCTGGTGCCGATGAAGATGATTTTAGCGGTGTTCTCTCTCACCCAGGTGATGATACTCCTGTTACCGGTGCTGCAAGAACTCTCTTCATCCCTCTTCAATTCTGGTTCTGCCGCAACCCTGGCCTTGCTCTTCCCCTGATCGCTCTTCAATACCACGAAGTCAAGGTGAACGTTGAGTTTGCTCCTGCAAACGACTGCAGATCTGGAACTGCGGATCCGGCACCATCTTTCGTGTCCGCCACCCTATATGTCGATTACATCTACCTCGATACCGATGAGCGCCGCCGATTCGCTCAAGTCACCCATGAATACCTCATTGAGCAACTTCAATTCACCGGTGACGAGAAGGCTCAATCCAAACTCAAGCTAAACTTCAACCACCCCGTTAAGGAGCTCATCTGGGTTGAGCAACCAGCCGATGCCAAAGTTGGTGAATACGTCACCACTTACAACGAAGCCCACATCCAACTCAACGGCCACGACCGCACCTCTGCTCGCAAGGCTCCTTATTACCAACTCGTTCAACCATACCAACATCACGAGCGCGTTCCCACTGATCCCAAACAACCCATCAACGTGTATTCCTTCGCCCTCAAGCCAGAGGAACACCAACCTTCTGGCACCTGCAACATGTCGCGCATCGACAATGCTACCCTCAACCTTGCTGGCGTTGACTCTAATAACACCGTGAAGGTGTTCGCGGTGAACTACAATGTTCTCAGAATCATGAGCGGTATGGGTGGTCTCGCATATTCAAATTAAATGCCATACATTTTTTAATTGTAAAATATTAAATTCTTACTTTCTTAATTGATAATATTAAATTTATCAATTTTTCACTTTTTGGGATTCATGAGATTAGCAAATAAAAAAGTGATTTAAAGTTAGATTACATATACATAATCATAACACAAAAACTCGCGCCATGAACAACCCAACATTCACAATCATCAATCCAGAAAGGAGCCATAACCGCTATGCTGCTCCTAATCAAATCACCAAGATCGACAATCCTGCAGACGGATCTAAGATCTGCTTATTAAGAATTGGAAAGTTCGACCATAACATGATCGACGAACAATTCATTGAACAAATTTTAGAATTGTCTTGGCATGTAACTGTGTCAGGATACACTTCACACACAGTAACACAAAAATCTGAAGAAAAATATAACTTTGGTAAAAAAACAGTATACTTGCACGAGTTTGTCATCAAATATTGCGCTAAAATCGATAATCCCGACGATTACGCAACAATTGACCACATCAACAGGTGCAAATTCGATAACCGTATTGAAAACCTAAGATACGCTGATCAATCTATGCAGAACTTTAACATCAACAGAGTTCGTGAAGGAAATACTCACGAAGACTTGATGAAACTTGGAATTACAACTTATCCCACATACATATCTTTTTCAGATTACGATAAAAGATTCGTCATCGAGAAACACCCTCTTCTTGCCAAAATAAACAAACGCCAGATAAACGGCACAAGATCTGGCACTATTGTTCAAAAGTATTATGACGTTCTAAACAAAGCTCTGGCACTTCAGGAAGACGCCGATGCTCGTGATAATACCAGCGCTGCTACTCGTATCAAAGCCAATATCATCACCCCAGAACAATACAACAAATTGCTACCAGAGTATCATCTTGTAAATACCTGTCTTGGAGCAAATTACTTCAGACTTGATTACAAAACAGATTACAATGACATGTATGAAAAACATAAGCATATCATTGAATGCAGCATGAACATCGTCACAAAATATACGAACACCAAAGAAGATGATGACAAAGACAAAACTAAAGACAAAACTAAAGACAAAATTAAAGACAAAATTAAAGAAAAACAGACTCTCATTTACAACGCTGACGTTCTTCACGAAGATGGTGATTTCATATTGAAAAAGAATATGATCCCAAAATACGTTAGTTTCATAAAGGAATCTAAGACAAGAGGCTGTAAATTCACCTATGATAAAAGAGAATCAGATGGAACCAGAACGAGGAAAGAACTCAGCACTGGAAGCAAGACTGTCACATTAAAAAATAAATATGAAGATATGCAGAAGGCTTTGGAATCAATGACCATCAAAAATGAAAATGAAAATGAAAATGGAATTACGAATAATTGATAATATCAAATTTATCAATTTATTACTTTTTGGGATTCATGAGATTAGCAAATAAAAAAATGATTTAAATTTAGATTACATAATCAGAATACAACCCAATATTCACAATCATCAATCCAGAAAGGAGCCATAACCGCTATGCTGCATCCGTTTTTGAAATTTTAGTGTTCCAAGTACCAAGAACCGATTAAAAATACTAAAAATACGTTGGCATACATCTCACAACCTTCGTCGCCACTTTTGTAAGCACAAATCCGTCATGCTGTCCCGTTCTCAAACTAATATTCTTGAGCGGATTTCGGCCGACGCGACCGCGGCCCTGAAAGAAGATGGAGACAGCTCGTTTCGAGCTCGCATCAACTACGCGGTGAAAGAAGGTCGCTTGGGCGCGGAATACAAGCGTCGAACCGAGGCCTGGTTTCCCGGGGCTCTCGAGGACTTGCTCAATCGCATGCGCAACAACATTCCCCAAACGTACGTCGATTGGGAGGCGTACGTAGACGCCGTCGAAAGTTGGGAAGAGGCTGAGGAAAAGATCGGGGAAAAGCCAGATGAAAAAGATTTCGAATGGCAGAAAGTTCTCGAGTTCGGCTTCGGCGACCTCGGCAGCGTCTGGTTCGACGTCGACCTCACCGGCACCGTCGATGGGCAACTCGTCACGAAAACAACTCGCGTCACGCTCAGTTCTGACGAGCGTCCCTACGACATCATCCTGGATGCCACCTTCGACGAGGTTTTCTAACTCGTTCGACTAATGTTCGTGCTAATGTAACGTGTAAAAAGCTTGTAGAAGCATATTAATATAATTATAAGCACAAATAAATAATGGTAACCTTTTGAATTTTTTCCGATACGAATCATTAATATTCTTTCGACATGGACCCTGTAAACTATATTAAAAATCAAAATGTATGTGTTATTAACTCAATGTTTGGATTGAGTATCAGGTAATTATCAAATCTCATTGGCTTACTCGCAGAATGATATTTATCTATGAATTGATCACAAATGTCTTTTTTTTCAATTATCTCATCATTTAAAGGTAACACTTTAGGTGCGAGATTGAAATATGACGCTTCATCAGAAAAGCTCGAATAATATGTTCCTATTATGACCTCGCATCGTGAGAGAAGCACGAATTCGACCACACTATTGATCATAGACTCATCCTTAGACCTGTCGTTATTATCCGCCAGATTTATAACCCTCACCTTCTGATTACAGTAGTTATCATTAATATATTTTTTGTGATATAAAGAGTTAGATATAAAGAAACTATTCACCTTACATCTTTTGATGATATTCTCAAACTCAGAAAACGGAGAATTTACCGCAAAGTTTATCAGTGGATTTGCGTTGATGTCAGCCTCATCAGTTTCTTTCACAGGGTGTCTGTAATGAATGCCCACAGTCGGCATATCTTGGAATTCCTCTAATCGGCTCATTATTAAATCGCTCCAAACGATAGATTTAAAAAAAGCCTTTTTCTGCTTTAAAAATTCTGTATCAGTCAAAGTGTTATGCTTATGTTCGTGGCCACCTTCTAAGACTAATGTGCTCTTTGCGTTGGCTTCGTGCTTTAATCGAGACAGTATATCGTTTAAATGAATGTGTCCATAATACAATAGGCCATCTCTTGGTGGAAGTTCGTCTATAAACTTCATTTTTCCTAAAGATTTAAAAACAGTTGCCGCAGAAATGTTGCAGTCCGTCGTGTTCTTCCATAAGACTTTGACATTTTTAATCTTAAGCTTTCTTGCAATGCTTTCTACGCTCGCAAGGAACTTCAATCTGTTAGCAAAACCACATATAGGTATGACTATTATCGTATCTATAATTTTGTTATAAGAGTTCATTAAATAATATAAGGTTTTTCTGTGTTTAAATAAGTTTGAAAATCATTTAAAAAAATAATGTATTCTATGATATATAAGACACTCGTATAATCTATAACTTACAATTACAATTACAATGATGAGCAACAACACTGAAGATGAAGTCCCTTATAATCCAAACAATGTCAAGTTGGAGAAGGAAGACTTAGAGATTCTTTTACAACAATTTGATACGAAGACATTCTTTGATATCAATTTTTATCGCCGCGCATTTATTCACAAGTCGTATATTACAAGGAAGAATGATAACTTTAAAAGTGGTAATCTGAACTGTCCCGACAACTGCATGCCTCTTCAAGAAGAGTCCAGCGAACGCCTCGAATTTCTTGGTGATTCCATTCTAAACTTAACCGTCGCTAAATATGTTTTTGAGCGGTATCCTCAGATGAATGAGGGTTTTCTAACAAACATGCGGACTAAACTGGTTAATGGCAAGATGTTAGCTTGGTTAGGGTCAAAGCTCAACCTCGGTAAATACGTTATCATTTCAAAACAAATTGATGAAAACAATGGAAGACAAAATAAGAATATTTTAGAGGATGCGTTTGAATCCTTTATAGGTGCGATTCTCTTAGACAACGATGCAAAGAATAATAATGGCTTTCAAGTCGCAGAGAACTGGATCGTCTCAGTCATAGAAAAGTTTGTTGATTTCTCTGAACTCATCCATAAGACTGAGAACTTTAAAGACACGCTCATCAAGTATTGTCAGCACACGTTTCAATGGATTCCTAAGTTTTATGAGATAAACATAGACGAGGTTTATAATAAAAAGATTCATACCGTATGCGTCAAAAACGATGCAGGGGACATCATTGGGATCGGTAAAAACATTAATAGAAAATCAGCTGAAATTGATGCTGCAGAGAAGGGATTACACTTTTATGGTTACTTCAAACTTAAATAAGTTTTTATAATCAGTCTTAGGTTTGCGATTCATGATCTCCCAGCGTGTCGGTTCATGGAGCCATTTGATATCAGTCTCCATTGTTTGTCGTATTATCGCACATTATTAATCCTTTAAGTGGTTTTCATAATTTTTTTATTTCATTTTTATTTTGATTGTAATTTTGATTGTAATTTTGATTGTAATTTTTACTTAAAGATATAGTTTGGCAGTCGTAAAAACGCACTCTTCAGTCTTTGAAGGAAGACATGAAATATAACTACAAATATATCTTATTAATCTTATTCATGCACCTGGTGGCGGAGGTCGTGATGTTCAGTTGCGAAATATGGTATTACAATGTTTGTTGTAAAAACTTTCAAACATTCGTCATCATGAAAAGCACTACCATGTGTAAAAAAATGAGATCCATAAACTATTACATCGACATAAAGAAAATATTTACGAACATACTGTCATGATCTTAAAGTGCTTGTAGCCTCTACTGGAGTGCTTGCAACCGCTACTTGAGTGCTCGCCGCCGCTACTGGAGTGCTTGCAACCGCTACTGGAGTGCTCGCAACAGCACTTGCAAGAGTGTTGGCTACTGAAGCGGTAGCATCTTCAGGCTTCTTATCTTTATTCAACAAACTATAAATATCACTGGTTTCCATCAAGAAACTCAGTTTAGATTTCAAGTTTTCAATCTCGATGTTCATCTTAGCATCCTTCGAGTCTGTCACAGTTTCTATGTTGTCGAGCTTGCTGAGAAGAGCTTTGATGTTACCTACGTTTATCTCGTTATTCACATTAACAACATTCGAGATCCTAGCGTTGAGTATATTTAATTTCTCAGTCATTTTCCTAATGTTTTCGTTATACTGAGTATCCATCTTTTTAATTTTTACAACGTTAATCACAATCAGTGTAAATATAACAAGGATACACAAGACAAGGATGATTAAAAGAAGCATCGTGTATTTATATTATAAACAGGTTAAATTTTCAATAACTATCAAATATCACTGTCATCATCGGACTCATCAGTATCATCATCATAATTCTCTACAAAGTTTCTAAACGAATTCCTATTTGATTTCAGCTGTAGTAACTGCCTCTCTGTGTTGTATTGATCATCATTTATGTTTTGTTCCTCTCGTTCTTCATCAGATTCAACATTATCAAATTCAGTATCCATAAAACCCAAATAATTAGGATTATAATTAGGATTCAATTCGTGTATCATCTTTCCCGCATCCAACCTCTTGGGATTTAACATCTTTACTGAAAGAATAAAATGCACATCGACTCCCTTAAAATCCACTAATTTTCCATCAGTTTTCCTTTCAAACTTGAAGTATAACTTTGATAACTTACCAATAGGATGAAATTCCTTATAAATAACAGAGTAAAACTCAGTGTCTGTGCGCACATAACCAGACTCATCAATATTGAACAATGCAAGTCCAGGAGATGCATCATTCACGTCATAACTCCCTCTGATGTGATTTTCGATCTCAGGACAACGTAAGAGAACATAATTTTCAGTGATCATATTTAGAACACCAGGGGGAACCATCCTAAATTCCATGTCCGCATAACTCTTTTGCCCATCCATTATGCTATCAATCGATATTGTTATTATTTCATTCCGATGTTTCACATAATTTAGAGTATATCTACCGCTTTTTATTTGAGTAAAGTTAAAAGGATTCATATTATGAGAAACATCATATTCTAAGAAATACCCTTCAGATGTCTTGTAATATCTACACTGAATAAAATATTTATTAACATTATCATTATTAATAAGAAGCACATATATATCCTTATCTATATCATCTTCTATTGGATCAATAAGCCTAAATTTCATTTTGTGAATAAACAAATCCTCCTCAATTGATAATTTAGAATTTTCATATATCATAGTGGTTGGCTCGATGAAGGTTGTGGATGTCTCGGAGACAAAGAAAGACTCAAAGGGAATATCCGCATATATCTTAGAAGAGTCCATGAGATAGTAATAACTCAACTTTACAGTTACATTATTTTTATCACTTATCAATGATGATAAATTTTGCATCTTAACTTTATTCTTAATCAATGATGATTCTAATATACTATTTATGTTGCCAACTTTGACATCATTGATGGAAATACTCTTGATTAGTATTCCAGAATTTATAGTCTTATTATCAATTACTATTGTGCATTTAAAATCATCATCAACGATTACATTATCATAAACAGTCTCTTCATAAAGAGCTGTGTCAGCCAAAACATCATTAGTTGTATCTGTAATGTTCATTATAAACAACTTGGATTCCATTTTAAAGAACTGCTCTTTTGTTAAGTAGCCTACCTCATCTGGAAGCGGTGTTAAAGTAAATCCAAGAGTCTTAGCGAGTGTAGTTTTTGAAACATCTATGATGAATGCACTGGAACCACTTGTAAGCCTTACATAACCCTTAGCTGCGATGTCAGTGTCTGTCTCAGAAAGTTCCGCATTAGCCGTAATAGTGAATGTTGGATCTAATGAAACCATCTCACTCGTTAAACCAGAGATGAGCTTCTCACCAGTATTGTAATCATTAACAGATGCGTTAAAATCTGTGAAATTGATGGTATTACCTTTTTTAATGCATATTCGCATACTGTTGTTATGTTTATCGACTGTGAATGTAGTTCTTGGAATGGCGGCATTTAAAACTTCTACTCCATAAACGTTTTTAAATGGCTCAGGAAATTGTAGTTCAAATTCAGATGAGTTTCTCCATTTATTCTTATCTCTTTTATTAGAGTCAATTAATAGAACGATGCTTTCTTTCGTGCTATTCTCATACAAATATTGGATATCTTCAATAGGCATCCTGATTTATATATGAACGTTTTTATCTTTTAAATAAATAATGACTGCGAACCCTACGATGCTATGAAACATATAATCGGCTAAAAAAACTGATTTGATTTAAAATTTATACTCTCATATTATAAGATATATACAAAGATGACAAAAGATATATATACAGATGGATCCTGTTTAGGAAATCCTGGATATGGTGGATGGGGATTTATTGTTTATGATGGCACCGGTGAAATATTTAGACAAGCTGGTGGGAAGCAACTGACTACAAACAACGTGATGGAGATGACGGCTATGGATAAAGCATTGGCGTATGTTCTTGATCGCGAGGCTGATGCGCGCTTTACAATCTACACAGACAGTAATTATGTTAAGCTTGGAATGACAGTATGGATACAAAACTGGAAGAGGACAGGTTATAAGACTGTGGCTAAGACTGATGTGAAGAACAAAGAATTATGGATGAGTATAGATGCAAAATATCAACAGGTTAAAAACAGGATAAAACTTGAATGGGTAAAAGCGCATGAAGGTAATGAGAAAAACGAAGC